AGTCGAACATAAGTATCACCTCTTCAAACTTCTGAAGCCACTTGAGCTGGTTTTGGAAAACCTTTTTCGCTCCTTGAGCGCCGGAGGGTAGACTGACCACGGGCCATTTACCTTCGCCAACTACTTGGGCTACTGTGAGGCAATCGATTTCGCCTTCCGTAATAGTAAGGCGCTTTCCTCCGTTCGGCCATAGGTGCTGACCCCAGAAGTATTTAGGACTGCCTATGCTGATGAAATCTTTACCTTCGTATCGAATCTTTTGCGAAACGATACTTCGCTCTTCGTTTCGGTAAGTCGCGATGTGACAAGGATTGCCGTTGTGTTCGCCAATCCTGTAGTCATACTTTTTGCACACCTCTTTGTGCAAAGCGCGGTTAGGTATAGGCATGAAGTCCCCCTGTATGAATCTAGGGGTTGATTGTGTGTTCTGTTGCATCTGTGTTGTGTCTGGATTACTGGTTGTGGTTGGGTCGAAGGTTCCGCAGACGAAGCATTTAGTGCTCCCGTCCTCGTTGACGGAGAGACCATCGCTGCTCCCGCAGTCTTCGCATGGTTGGTGTGTGTTTATGAAAGCCATTCTTCTGGTATTACGCGCTCGCACCAAAGAATCCCGTGTTTGTCGCACCAGTCGCCGTAACTGGTCTTGCTTTTTTTATTGAGCTTGTTGTCAGCGTTCTGAAAACAAAACCTCAAATCCAAATCGGGATTACATTCGCGAACTCGTAGTGTCTTAGTTCTGTCGGCGCTAGTGAAGTAGCCTTTAGCTTCAACAACAACTCCATTAGGGAAAATGAAGTCAGGAGTGTAGCGTCTGACTACCGTGAACTCGTAACGACAAGATTCGTAAGAGAAGGACACGCCGCGCCTTTTAAGACCAGCGGCGAGCCTCTCTTCGAATTTTGAGCGAAACTTAGAACGGAGCGACTTGCTCCTCTTCTTGGCCCAATGAGTCATTAAAGTTTTCTCCTTGTGTGTATCCTCCCAACTCTGAGGAGAACGAATCCTCCCCTCCGCCAGCGTTGTATTCAACAAGCTCAAGAATCTGAGCCTCCTTCAGGCGCAGGGTGTATCCAAAACCCTGAGACGGGACGTACCAAGTATACAAGGTAGCGCTCACTCGGACCTTTGAACCTGAACCAATTTTCGGGCGATGCGTGATTGCCTTTACGTTTGAGTCGAACAAAGGAATCGAGAACTCAATGACCTCGCCGTCTCGCGTTGTGACCTTAGCTTTCTGCTTCGCTAAGATTTCGTAGTCACCGTCTTGAGTGATGCGAATAGGACTGCTCTTTGCCTTCTTGAGTTCTTTCCCTTGGCGCTGACATTCATCGTCATACGCTTTCTTTACGAGAGGGTCAACTTTAGCTTTGAACAGCTCGTAATCGTCTTTGGTCACGTGGAGCTTGCAGGTGAAAACTCCTACGTCATCGAAGGCAGTGTCTGGTTCAACTAACTTTGGGTAGATTGCAGTTCCGATTGGTGTTACAAGTTTTTGTGGTTTACTCATTTTTTTGGTTTTTGTGTTGTGTTTAACTGAAGAGATACCGACTGTGTTTGACCCCCTGTGGGTCGAATGTTCCATAGTCAGGTAGCTCAGGAAATTCCAACTCTGGGTTGGAGCTTTTGATGGTATTGTCTAATTCTTTCAGAAGGTCAACAGAAAAAATTTCCGATGCCGCTTTTCTTATAGAATCAGCTAGGAGCTGAGACTTGGTGGAGTGTGTTCCGAACGAATCATGGATGCAAGCGAAGTCGTAAATACCAACACCGTTCGCTTCAAGGAGACTCTTCGTTAGAATCGAGGCGTCTAGCGAGTGAACGAAGTTAGGACTGATTCCCTGCTTAGCCCTCGCCAGACTCAGCTCATCACTACTGTCCCGGAAGTTGACCCAAGTAGCTTCTCCTCCAATCTTCGTTGAGACGGACTTCGACGTCTGCTTAGCGTAGTGTTGAAGCACGGGAAACCCAGTAGGAGTCACCCACTCAACGACCTTACCAGCGCGGGTAAGAACGGAAGCCATACCTTGGAGATACTTCATACACTTTGTCGGCCTGTCAAAGACCTCTTGAATGGATTGCCAGACAAACTTAGCTAAGTAGCCTGTAACTTTGTATCTTTCAGATTCTGAAAAAGGATTGTCTAGTTGGTCTTTGCGTATTCTGTCTTGATACCACTCGTCTACGTAAGCTCGACATGAGTAGAAAGTACCGCCGTATGGGTAGACCATCGTAGGACGTTTGGTGGTCTTTCTGTCTACACCAAAACGTAGCCATCCTCTTGCTACTAGATTTCCCGTACTTGAATCTAACTTGAGCTTGTCCGTAACTCGGTCAGCAATTACCGAGTAGATGTCCTGCGGGTAGTCAGTAGGAGAAGCGTTCGTAGCGTGCGCGGTTTTTTCGCAATGCGTCAAACAGGCAAGCAGTTGTAGACCGTTGTTGGTGGCGTCTTGAGCACAAGGAAGTTTTGAATCAACGAAACCTTCGGAAACGTAAGCAGCCCATTCAAAGCACCAAGCTAGGTGCTGCCAAGGTTTGTCTGAGTCCTTCCAACTCAGGTGCTCCTTGGGGTTGGCCGCAATCAGTAATGCCTCGTCAGAGTAGTCATGCGCCCATTGGATTCTCTCCTCAAGTGTAACCTTGTCGTTTCCGTAGGTGTTCGCGCCGTGAATAGCTAACCATTTAGCTTGCTCAGAAGTCTTTACGCGCTCGCTCCTAAAGAACTGAAGGAGACCTCTGGAAGGGTCTGCATTCTGGATGTTGAGGAACGAAGGAATGTTGTACACTCTGCCTCGCCAATCCACGTTAGAAGGAAAGAAGAACCTATTACCTTCAAACTTATTAGCTAGATGGAGAACCTTAGCTGTGAGAAGGCGCCGCGACTTCGTTGACAGGTTTATGTCGTAAATTTTTGCAGCCTGTCGTCGCCAGTTTAGGTTAGCTTCTTCGTTTGTTTTGAAGTCACTAGGAAGCGGAGGAAACTCCTCGTCCTTTCGGTTGGGTATATCTCCTATAGAAATGTTGCTGTCCCAAGCCCATTCCATCACGCTCTTAACTCGTGAGTTAATCTCCCAAGGAGTCTGCTGAATCAGATTAACGGCTCCCATAGGCTCAGTAAGCTCGCCTTTTATTGAGCGCAGATACTCCATGCTTGAGGTCTTGATGAAAGGCACAGCAGGAAGACGGTCGTCTTCGGGGTAGCCTCCCTTCCAGACGCTAGTCCAAGGCTCTGGTAGCTCTACTGTAGGAAGCCAAAAGGGTTCCATCAACTCTCGGCTGTCGTTGTAGTTCTCAATCCAGTCTACAAGTTCTTTGGTAGGAGCCACGAATCTAGTGGGTCTACGTCCTGTGCGCTCTAAAACATAATTGTATTCGATTAAACCTGTGCAACTGCGAAACAGTTCTACGAGCGTTAGACCTGCACTTGTCTTGTCTCGGATGGCCCACTTACTAAACTCAGGCATTAAACCCTTGCTGGACTCATGCTTCATGGAAGAACGAACGTGCCTGAGTTTAGCGTTGAGTCCTTTTCTGCGCTTTGCTCCTAGTAGAATGCCTTGCCCTTTTTCCTCGTTGTTCTGCAAAAGGAACCTACATCTTATTTCATCCTCAAGTCTAGCTCCCAAAAAAATAGACACCTGAGACAGAGGGCGCTTTTTTGTTATGCTGTCAATAATAGCCTTTGTCGATATGTAGGCGATTACCTTGGGTTCAAGCTCTTGTATTTCTATTTGGTAGCGAGCTGGAGTAGCGTAGTTGCTAATACTTGCAAGCCAGTCTTCTATTTTAGACGAAAACTTAGGTAAAGCTTCTCGCATTAAAGCTTGTCCGTATTTAGTCTCAATCTCTGAACCTCTGGATTTAGAGTTTTCAACTTTGGAGCGGTATCTTCCAACGCCCAGCGTGAGCATGGATTCGTTGAGTTCTTTTTGCGTAAGCTCTGTCACGACTGGTTTTACTATAAGAATAAAAGCAGAAGTCAAGAAATAAATCAGAGGCGGACTCAATCACGTGATAGTAGTTAGTGCGGGTGGGGGTGGGATATGGCCGCAATCGTGACTTTTCCTTGGGTTGAGGCGGAGGGGCCGCAGCAAAAAAAAAGGGAGAACCTAG